ACATACTTGAACAACCTTCAGTCTATTGAGGCTATTGCAGTTGAACGCGAGCTTGCTGGTATCCCTTTGGCTCGTATCCCTGCTGATTACCTTGCACCTGATGCTAGTGCAGAGCAGAAAGCCTTTTTGGGTAGCTTACAGCAGATTCTCCGTGACACCAAGTTCAACGAGCAAGGTTACATTGTCCTCCCTTCGGATATGTACCCTGATAAGGATGGTGCGCCAAGTAATACTCGTCTTGTAGACATCGAACTTATGTCTGCCAGTGGTAACCGTAACATTGACATTGACCCAATCATTCGGAGATACCAACATGACATTGCTAGAAGTGTTCTATCTGAGTTTCTTATGCTGGGGGGTGGTTCAACAGGTTCCTATGCTCTATCAAAATCCAAGACTGATCTATTCCTACGCGCACTCGAAGCTTACATCCAAACTATCGTAGACGTTCTTAACAAGCAACTTGTAGAACCCCTTTGGCAGTTGAATGGCCTTGACCCTAAGTTGATGCCTAAGATTACTGCTGGTGATGTTGCCCCACACGACCTTAAAGAGTTGGGTAGCTACCTACGTAACCTTAACGGTGCTGACATTAGCCTTGCTGACCAGCCTGACATTGTAGATGCACTCTTGGCTAACGCTGAGTTACCACCTTTGGACCTAGAAGTATACGCTGAGTCCCTTGAACGTAAACATATGGCTGATGCTGCTCGTACTGACTATTATGATGGGCCTGATGACAGTGTTGTAGGTTCTAAGGGTAAGACCTCAGAAGAAGATGACAACGTGGTGGGCGAGTAATGACTTGGGAGCGTAGAAACTACGAAGTCCCCGATGCTAGGTTAGTCCAAGCTGAACGAGAGATTTACCAAACTTTCGGTGATATGGTGTCTATAGATGCTAAGGCGAAGTCTTTAATTAAGTTTGGTAAATCCGCCCCTCTTACTGCTGATACTATGGCTACAGTGTGGACAGTCAACGATACACATGAAACTTATGTATCCACTAACTCCATTGATAGTATATCCTCAAGCTCTATAGCTGACGGTGAGGAGATATACCTTGAAGGCCACACAGTCACAGGTACAGGGTTCGATCAGAAATTCACTTTTGTAACTCAAGTTATCAATCTTAATGGTCGTACAAGAGTGGCACTATCTATTCCTTTAGCTAGGGTATCTATCACTAGTAACAATAATGGTAGTCTACTCCAAGGTCGAGTTGTAGTTTATGAGGACACGCCTCTTACGAATGGTGTACCTACGGACCAAACCAAGATACACATAGACATCCCTCTAGGATTTCAAGAGTCCTTCAAAGGGGCTACCACCTTTAGTGACACTGATTACTACGTCCTAACAGGCGGCTTTGGTGGTGTATCAGGTAAGCAAGCTGCTGCTGTAGACTTTTACCTAGAGACTAGACTAGCAGGTAGGGTATTCGTTCAAGGTGCCGCTGCATCAGCTAACTCTGTAGGTAGTAACTGGAATATCAACTTAGACCCTGCAATCATAATCCCTAGAAATGCTGATATACGTATTGTAGCTGAGTCAGACTCAAACAACGCAGTCGTGTTCGGTAGCTTCCAAGGTTACTTAGCTAAGGTAGTCACATAATGCCGTATTCCTCCGTGAGTGATGTCCCCTCTAGTATCCCCGAAGGCAAGAGAAGTCAATTCAGACAAGTATTCAATTCTGTATTTGCAGAGACCAAAGACGAAGGAAAAGCTATGGCTGCTGCCTATAGTGCTATTAAGAAGGCTGCTTACGCTAATGACATCTTCACTACAGAAGGTGAGGCTAGAGCGCGTAGCATGGACATGGGCCTTGATGGTGCTATCCACGTAAGTACGTATGATGGACAGGCCGTATATATGCCCGCTGAGAGCCATGAAGAGTATTTGGCATACTACACACCTGAGAATGAAGGTATGGCCTCTGAGGAGGCTGAGGATGAGCCTACGGTAGATCGTATGGAAGCACTTAGGGTGGTTATCTCTGAAATCCTGAAGTCTGACTTCGCTAAGGCTGAGTATCAAGGTCAGCAGGTAACACTGAATAAGCCTCGTAGAACACCTAAAGGTGACAGCAAGAAGTTCGAAGTGTTCGTTCAAGATGGTGGCAAGGTAAAACGAGTTACTTTCGGTGATCCTAATATGGAAATCCGTAGGGATGATCCTAAAGCTAGGGCCAACTTCCGTGCTAGACATAGTTGCGACAGTAAGAAAGACAAGACGAGTGCTGGCTATTGGTCTTGTAGGATGTGGGAGGCTGACACCACCGTGAGTGAAACTACTAAGGCTGATGAAGCCATGAAGATCATCAAGATCGACGAAGACCAACGTATCATCTACGGTTGGGCCTCAGTTACCACATACAACGGTGAGCTTGTAGTAGACCTACAGGGTGATGTCATCAAAACAGATACGCTACACAAATCAATCAATGAGTTTATGAAGGGTGTACGAGTTGGGAAACTCAATCACTCAGGTGAGCAGGTAGGGCAGATCGTCCACTCGTTCCCCATGAGCAAAGAGATTTGTGCAGCACTAGGAATCCAGTCTGACAAGGAGGGTTGGATCACTGGTTACCATGTAACTGATGATGCCCTCTGGGATAAAGTCAAGTCTGGTGATTATGCGGAGTTCTCCATTGGAGGCCGCGCACAGAAACAGGAGTTCTAATGCCCACTGAACTTATTAACCTTGAACTGGACGAATTGAGTTTGGTTCCTAAAGGAGCTAACCCAATGGCGAAGGCTCCTATTTTCAAAGCTCTTAATGGAGACGATATGACTGACGAACTAGAAAAAATGGCACCTGAGATGGATGCTAAGATCAAAGAGTACATGAAAGCTAAAGGTTGTGATCGCAAGACCGCAATGGATGCTCTTATGAAGTCCTTTGATGAAGTAGAAACCCTCACAGCAGATGTTGAGAAGCTGAAGGTAGAGAACGAGCGTCTACGCAAGTCCTTCCTTGACGAAGGCTACTCTATCGAAGCTGACAAAGTAACCAAAGCTGCCGTACCTGAGTATGTAGAGTACGATGGTGAGCAGATCAACAAAGCTGACATTCCAGCACCAATCCTTAAAGCACTAGAGACCGCAGAAGTAGAAAAAGCTGATGCTGCTCTTACTAAACGTGCTGAAGCAACCCTGCCACACTTTGATGTAGCTACCGCTAAAGGTCTACTCTCTGCTGTAGACAAGATGGACGATACTGAAATCCTCATTGCTGCGCTTGAAGCTGCTGATAAAGCCTTCGCAGACAAGATGGAAGAGTTTGGTAAGTCATCTGCTAAAGGTGATTTTGCTTCCCCTAAAGATGCTCTTGATGCACTCGTAAAAGAGTACAAAGAAACACACAGCGTAGACTACCACAAGGCTTACGCAGAAGTAGCTAAAACCGAAGATGGTAAGGCGCTTATTAACAAATCCTACAAAGACAAGGAATAATATCATGGCTGTAATGCAATCACGCGACAACCGTACCTTTGAAGCTGGTGGTGATCTCTCCGCTGGTCAATTCAAGTTCGTAACTCTAGCTGCTGACGGTCAAGTTGACATCACGGCTGCTGCTGGTGGCAATGCCATTGGCGTCCTCTTGAATAACCCTGCGGCTGCTGGCCGTGCTGCTACCGTTTGTGTATCAGGTTCGGTTATGATTACTTGTGGTGGTGCTATCACTGCTGGTGACCAAATCCAATCCGATGCCTCTGGTGATGCTCTCTTGGCTGCTACTGGTGACGTTGTTCTTGGCTATGCCCGTGAAGACGGTGTTGATGGTCAAATCATCGAAATGGAATTCATCACTGGCGGCAACGTAGCAGCCTAATAACGCATAAGGAATAACAATATGCCTGAACTAACTCCTAGTGCTGTTCACATTGACCAGCCACTGACTAACCTGACGATTGCTTTCAACCAAGAGCCTTCCAACTTCATTGCAGACCAAGTGTTTCCAATGGTGTCGGTCTCTAAGCAGTCTGACAAATACTACGTCTACAACAAAGACGACTCTAACCGTACTGGCAACGTCAAAGTATTGGCCCCACGTACTGAAGTAGAGCGTATTGGCCTGTCGGTCTCCAACGAGGCTTACTACGCTGAGGTCTATGGTCTTGGTGCTGACTTCTCCGAGCATGACATCGCTAACGAAGATACTGCACTTGAGATTCGTTCTCAGCAGGCTTTTGATGTAGTTAACCAACTCAAGATTCACCGTGAGCAAGCCTTTGCAGACACCTTCTTCAAGACTGGTGTTTGGGGTACTGAGTACACTGGTGTAGCTAACGCAGACAACGACACTGCACCTGAAGTTACACAGTGGTCTGACTACACAAACTCTACTCCTATCGTAGACATCACAACCGCTCGTCGTACAGCCTTCCTCAAGTCTGGTGGCTTCGACATGAACACTATGGTTGTGGACATGGAGACACGCGACACACTGATTAACCACCCAGACATTCTGGCACGGTTGAACGGCGGTTCCACTATCACGAACACTGCTTTGGTCACTAATGCCAAGCTTGCAGAAATCTTCGAGGTAGAAAACTTCTTCGTTATGAAGGCGATTGCAAACACTGCTGCTGAAGGTCTCACAGCCTCCAATGGTTTCATTAGCTCTAAGAAAGCTATGTTGGTACACGGTCCTAAGCGGGCTGGTCTTCGTACCCCTGCTGCTGGCCTTACATTCTGCTGGGACTCTATCCCCGGTGTGTCTGGCATGGGTATCACAGTTGAAACCTTCTCTGACGATGCTCTGAAGCGTCAACAGATTGCTGAGATGATCCAAGTTAAGATGGCCTATGACATGAAAGTTACAGGCGCTAACCTTGGTGTGTTCTTCAACACTATCGTAGCCTAATACTAAGGGTGTCCTCGGTCTAAGGATTGGGGACACCTACCAAATGCAACTACGGTTGTCAATAATAATAGAACTTAATAGCATCTCACATACGGGAAAGTCACAATGAAAGATAAAACACCTATCCACCCTATTTACCTCGGATGGCAAGTCGATTGGCCGCTATTCGTAAAAATCCCTTTCTCATCGGGTGGACGTAACTGGATTAAGGGCGAAGAATTTAAGTGGGCAGAGCTTAGTGTAGAACAGGATCGGGTAGCCAAGCTCTACTCAATTTCCTACGTACACCATAACCCAGCCCTAGAGAAACAGAATAAAGTAGGCGACCGACTGCACGAGATGAATGGAGACCAGCTAGAGAAGCTAGTTAACATCCTCAACGCAGAACTGAAGTCCCGCACTGTTTCCACTAAAGATTATAACGAGAAGCGTTGCCGTAAGTCTCGTATTGAAGTCAAGCAACGTGGCCTCATTCGTAGGTTCCTCTACTCTAACAAGTGGTGTGAAGACCTATTCTACGAGACACGAGATAACATCCTCGGAACATAACATAAGGAACCTGACATGGGCTATACAAATAAAGACTTTAACCCTAGCGGATCAACTGCCGTAGGTGAAATCAAAGAGGCAGCAGAAAATCTTGCTATTGTAATAGAACGGTGTGCAATTCAACCAGAACTTAAGGCAAAAGCACTACTTGACGTACAATCAGCTAGTATGTTTGCAGTAAAGTCCCTCTTCTCTTAAACTAAGTTAGGACGCTTTGAATGTCATTTTCATATGATGATACTGATCTAAATACCACTACCGCTTCAGGGCGTCTTAACTCAACACGGTTGCTCTTAGGGGACACAAATTCCCTTGAGCCTCAAGTGCAGGACGCAGAAGTAGTATTCTCCCTAGCACAGAACAGTGATAATGCCTACCTAAGTGCTGCTTGGCTTGCTCGTGTAGTAGCCATGAAGTATGCACGAGAGGTTGATATTGACCTTGATGGTATCCTCTCTGTAAGCAACTCACAACTGAGTAAAGCCTACAGTGACCTAGCTGAAGACCTAGAGTACCAAGCTAAGGTTACAGGCTCACGATTGGGTGTATCAGCGGGGGGTATTAGTAAAGCTGTTATTTCCTCGGTACGTCAAAACCCTAACAGGGTAGAACCTTCTTTCCGTAGGGACCAGTTCTGGAACCCACCTAACTATGATAGCAACACCGTAGATTACGAAGAGTAGGTAACACATGCCAACCATTACAGCTAACAGGCTCCTTACAGTGGTTACTAGGTATGGTACTGAGGTTACCCTCACGAAGCCTACTTATGGTGCCTATAACCCCGCTACAGGTACTGTAGGTGCAGGCACAAGTGCTTCCTACACAGTTAAGTGTTACTTTGCAGATTACAACCTCACAGAGCTTAATAACGATAGTGTAGTGATGGGTGACCGTAAGGCTGTCTTTCCCTACCTAGACACAAGTGGTGTAGCTTTACCTGAACCTGATGCTGAAGATACTATCTCAGGTCAAGGTGACCCTGTCAAGATCGTAGGTGTACAGAAGATTTACTCAGGTGATAGCCTACTCTGTTATATCTGTCAAGTGAGGGAATAATTATATGGTAACCCAAGTTACAGTAAGCCCTAGCTTCCAAGCCAAGATGGATAAACTTGATGAGTTGATAGGTGACAGGATCGAAGATAAGCTTACAAGCCTTGGTCTATACGCTGTAGAAATCTCCCCTGTTGATACTGGTGCCTTCGTAGAGTCTTGGTCGTTACGGCCTATCGGGTCTAGCTCAGGCAGACGTAGGCAACGAGAGGGCAAGCCCTCCAAGGATACAGCAGCAGCTAAGGCAGACGCTCGACAGAACATTCTTACCGATGCAGCGCAGTACAAGAAGC